TTGCAAGACCCGACTGCAAACATGCACGTTTTCGTTTTTCAAACCCCTTACGACCGGACTCTCTCTCGGATTGGATGGATATGGACCAACTAGTAGAACAACTGGCTTTTTGCGCCCGAGTGCACCTTACAAATCAACGTGAAAAATTGGCTTTGGACCTCGAACGTTTTCACTACAAAGTTGAAAAATTCCTTCCTCTCCCTGAGATTGCTGACCCTGGCTATTTAGGTGATCATACTCCGAGATATTTTCTGCAATACATCACTGCTGACGAGCCTCTCACGCCTGTTTCTCAAGTGGAACCGCGTAGAACTGCTCAAATTGAGCGTGAATGTGAAGATTCTCGGAACTGTGTTCCCTATTCTCTTATCATTGACCAACCCTCTGTGTCTGATAATGCTGGTGATGACGATAAAAATTCTATCGCATCCTTCAATACTGCTGATGAAAATTTCGATACTGGTTGGCGATATTATATTGATTATCAACGATATAATTCTGACACCACTGGTATTTTTGCTAGTATTTATTATGACACACTCCTGAAACTGAACTGGACCGCCCATGGATTTGAACCGACTGACTTTACTCCTGACGAACAAACTGAGTGGGAAAATTTTATATCTGATTGCGCTGCTTATGCAAGTTGTCATGAGGTAGATCCTGCTTGGATACATGATCCTCATCAACATTTTCTGATATCGATTTCGAACACTCATATCACTTTCCCGACCATCCCTTCTGACACTCCCGATGCACGATCACGGTGGCAAAAACTTAAAGAGAAACTCCTGGATTGGAAGACTTCTATCTCACAAGCAATTGTGAAATTTTGGAAGAGTCATCCTAGCATAAGATTATTTGCTAATACTATTGCTTCCCTCCTGGTAACCATCTTTTTGTATATTGCCCTCTCGTATAGTCTCTCCAATGTAGTTCATGCTTGTGCGTGTAAACCCTTGCGATGGTTTGGCTACCGATGCGGAATGTGTGGAGCATGGCCAAAACTTTCTAAAAATGAAAAACATAGAAAGTGGCAACTCTCACAATGGAAATCCCTATTCGATGACTTACCCTATGACGAAAACGCCGTAACTACTGCTGCTGAAGAAGATCAAATACGTGCTGTTCAAGGATTGGCTAAGTTAGCTAAAATCACTGCTGGAATGAAACCACAAGGACGCTACTCGAGTGACGAAACGCGTGCTCAACCTGTTATACGGACTATGGCTCATGGCTTGTTAAATGGACCTAATTCTCACGTGTCGACTATTCGTGATATGGTGGCTAGGTATATGTATACTGTTAAAGCTCCAACATCCTTGGGTGCGCTAAGATTATCTGCACTTGCTATTGGCGGTAGAAGAATCCTGGTAACAGGACACTTCTTTCTGCCAATGCGCGAGGGTGATATCTGGCACATCTTTCATGATGGCGCTTGGTTGCCTATTACGTTTGAATCGAAACGTTGCTATGTAATCCCAAATAAGGACGCTTGCATTTATGACATGCCTGTACGCTTCCATGCCCACAAAGATATTACGAAACACTTCATTTCCGAAAAAGATCTTGCTTATGTTCAAAAGACTCAATGCACTCTTGTAAAATTCGGATTTGATCAAACAAATACCTTTTGTGAAGGCGAAGCTTCGGCATGGGCTGAGTTAAAGTATGACCTGGAGTTGCTTGAAGGTTCTTATCCAATAAGAACTGTAGATACCTACTGTTATTCAAACATACACTGTGTTAATGGAGATTGTGGCGCTGTTTTGATATCCCATTCCAGCAAAGTATGTGGCCCTATTTTGGGAATCCACGTGGCTGGTGGTGATAATTATGGCTACTCCTCTCTTATAACTTGTGAAATGTTGAAATCAGTGAATGGATCTATCCTGCGACTTGGGACTCCTCTACCATCTAACTTGACACCACAATGCACCGCTCTTATTCCACCCGGCCATTTTGGACGCGTTGGGGCTCTGAAACCACAGCATATGATGAAACAACCGTGCAAGTCAGAAATAATACCAACTGCAATTCATGGTATGATAACTGCACCTGTGACATTTCCTGCTGTACTTTCAATGGCTGACCCCCGACTCGAAGTGATGATTTCACCACTCCGGAAGGCTATAGGTAAGTATGGAGAAGTTTCTAATCAATTCGACCCCATAATGCTTGACTATATCCTGGAAGATTACTGCGCTAAATTGGATTTTTACCCCCGAATACGACCGGCTCGAAGCTTGACAATGACTGAAACGATTTCTGGAATACCCGAGATAGAAGGCTATGAAGGAATGGCAATGAATACGTCACCCGGATGGCCCTATATTTTGGATCGACCCTCGCATGAAAAAGGAAAAAGATACTTGTTTACAGAGGATCTGGATGGTATAGCCAATCAAGAACTTCAAATGAAGTTTGATGAACGGCTGCGAATGGCAAAACTTGGCGAACGCGTGCCTTCCCTCTGGACTGACTGCCTAAAAGATGAACGTAGAACCCTAGTTAAAATTAAATCTGGCTCCACTAGACTGTTCACTTTTCCTCCTGTTGATTTCTCCATGTTAGTGAGGATGTACTCTCTCGACTTTCTTGAAGCAATTCGGAATGCTCGCGCTACTCACTCAACAAAAGTTGGAATAGATCCACAGAGTTTGGAATGGACTGAACTTTATAAATGGTTAGCTAGTTTAAGCAATGTTGCAATTGCAGGTGACTACTCTCGTTTTGATGGAATGGTTCCTCCAGAGGTGATACACATGTTTGCAAAAGCTTGTTATTACTACTACACTGGTTCCCTCGACCCTAACGTTAACCCTGAGCTATGGAATGTTCTTATGGTGATCGCAGACGAAATGATCCACACTGTTGTGGCTGCTAAGGGACAAGTCTATGTTACCCATTGGGGTAACTCTTCAGGTAATCCCTGGACTGACCGTCTCAATAGTTTCGTCAATGAAACATACATAAAATGTTCTTGGCTTCAGTTGGCTACCGAAAACTCTCCTGATGATGCTACCTTAACATCGTATGATACAAAGGTTAGATTAGCGTCCTATGGTGACGATAATATGATGACTGTACAAGCAGAGTGCTTATCTTGGTTCAATCAAACCACTATAAGCCAGTACTTATCGGAATATGGAATCACCTACACGAACGAGTCTAAAACTGGAATTACTCCGTATAAGCCTCTCGAACAATGCACGTTCTTGAAAAATGGCTTCGGCAAACACCAGAGAATACCTACGCTTCGTGTGCCCCTCATGGCCAAAGATACAATCTTTGAGCTTTTGAATTGGACTAAAATCGCTCCTGATCAAGATGCTTTGTTGAGTGACAACATTAAGGATAGTTTACGGTTTGCTTACTTTTACGGTGAAGAATTTTTCAACAACCTTCGTAAGAAAATTGTTGAAGCTTTGCTTGACCGAAAAGTAGCGTTACCCTCTCCCCCTACGTATTATGATTACCACTTGTGGTTTCGTAATGCCTGCGGTATGCCTAACTTCCCCAAACTTTCGGCTACTCTAAAAGTTGGCACCGCTCCCCCTTTCCCTTTGGAGACTCGTTAATACTTAGTGTTAGAGGCTCCCCCCCCCCCTTCGGCTTAATCCATTTTTCACCTTGAATCAACCAGCTCTGGAAATTGGATTTGAAGTATAAATCTTTTCTCCCTGAAGTTCTGCTTGCTTCTTTGTGAAATTTG